GGTGATAAACTTCCCGAAGAGCTTGATGATCAATGTAAACACTGCCAGCATGGTGAATATTATGATGATGAGGATAAGTAATAAATGAGTACAGCTTTTTATCCCGGTTCTTTTGATCCTTTTACAAATGGACATCTTTATGTAGTAAAAATTGCATCTAAGTTGTTTGATAAAGTATATATTGGTATTGGAAGAAATCCACGAAAATCACGTTTTCATTCTGCTCCAATGGCATCTTTAATCAAGAAAACTTTAGAACTTGAAGGAATTTCTAATTGTGAGATTGTTTCTTATGACAACCTTACTATTGAGAAAGCCGAAGAATTAAATTGTGATTGTATCATTCGTGGCATTAGAAATCGTGCTGATTATGAATATGAGCTAGAAATTAACGATGCTAATCGTTATTTAAATGCCACTATTCCAACGGTTTTTCTTCCTGCTGTATACAATATTTCTTCTACTATGGTACGCGGTTTAATTGAAAATAAGTTTTCAATTAAGCGTTTTGTACCAGCCCCCATTGCTGATTATTATGGAGGAGAACATAATGTATAAAGTATATCACATGAATCCTGGTAATTGTTATGGCGGTTTTGCTTTGATTGCAGCTATGTCCGCAGAAAAAGCAAATGAATATATTGCCGATTACAAAGAGCAGGATGTTTCTAATGCTTGCAATTCTTATGGCTGGACATATGTATATGAAGACGATGCGATTGAAGATTTAACCTCTAGCGTTGGTGGTATTGTTTACAATTATGTCTATTACAGCGGCTAAGCCGCATATGCTGTTATAGCTCAGTAGGTAGAGCACTTCCTTGGTAAGGAAGAGGTCGCCAGTTCGAATCTGGCTAACAGCTCCAATGGTTATGTGTTATCCATTAAAACACTTTGAACTATCTGATAATGCCTGGCCTAGCAGGCGAAGTAAAATTAACTATGGAGAGTAGTGGAAACCGTCGGGGCAGATAGTCGCCTTACCATTGCAGGCGAACCCATTTTTAAAAGTCCTACTTGTCGGTTGTTGTAGGCATTTATCGGGCATTAGCTCAGACGGTTAGAGCGCTGTGCTGATAACGCAGAGGTCTTTGGTTCGATTCCAAAATGCCCGACCAACGATATGGGGTCGGAAATCCACCTAGGATATACAATTCCACAAATTTAGCATTATGTACGACGGTCTTAATGGCTTCGGTTCCCTCTATCGTTCCAAATAAAAGGAGAGAGAAAGAACTATGATTATCGCTTTTACTGGTGCAGGAATTAGTAAGGCAAGCGGCATTCCCACTTTTGATGAACAAGGTGATCTAAGAACTAAATTAGATCGTTATTTTGCTACTCATCATCGTAAAGAATTTAATAAAATTATGCAGCAGCTTATTGATACTTGCAAAGTCGCAGAACCCAATGACGCTCATAAAGCACTTGCTGAATATAATATTCCAGTAATTACTATGAATATTGATGGGCTTCATAATCGTGCCGGTTCTCAATATGTTGTTGAGGTTCACGGTAACGCTGAAAAAAATAACGTAGTTCTTTATGGTGATTCTGCCCCTAAATATACAGAAGCATTAGACATTGTTGATAGATTGTCTAAAGACGACATTCTATTAATTATTGGTACTTCTTTTTATACTTCTATTTCCAGTCAAATTAAACATACTGCTGAAAGTAACTGGGCTAAAGTTGTTATTATTAATGATGACGCAGAGCATCAAGTTAGAGATTTTCTTGAAAATAATCAAAATTCAATTGGAAATTTTGATGACTTCATGAAACGTAAACCCTCTTGGCAGTATAATTTTCTTCCTTATGATTATTAAGCGGAAGTGATCCGCAAATATAAACTTCAAAGGAGTGAAGTGCATGGTAAAGTTGCAACAGTTATTTTGCCGGCACAATTGGCAGGCAATTGATTCTTATCGTTTTTCTCAGTGGATGGACGGAGTTAAGAATGAATGCCTTTCGGAAATTCAAGAGTGTCCTAAGTGTGGTAAAAAGCGTTCGTATTTTGTTTCAATGCCACATGATGCTCCTCTCTTGAGAAGTTGGTAATTTATTAAGACGCTTTCAGCAAATGAGTAATACTCAATAGCATTTGTCAAGTGGTTAAGACATTTTCCTTCCAAGAAAATTACATGGGTTCGAATCCCATATGCAATTTACAGCGTCTTGTTTTTTGACAAAAATAAAAATTTAATATATAATATTAATATAAAGTTAAGACACATACAGCAATTCTTTTCAAGTTTAATTAATGCTTAGGGAGCACGAGGTCGTAGGTTCGAGTCCTATATTCCCACTAGAGTGTGGGAATTAGCTCAGTTGGTTAGAGCGCGTAAATAATAAAACTAATGTGTCTTGTTTATCGGGGTATAGCGCAGTTTGGTAGCGCACGTGCTTTGGGAGCATGAAGTCGGGGGTTCGAATCCCTCCACCCGGACCAGCTCACAGAGGGCAATGGAGCGTCGTACCCCATTAGTTGCGTAACGTAGCAATAAGCGCAGCTTAAGGTTGATTCGCAATATCCACTAGCATTGCTACACTAGTCACCGAGCGATGTTGCATGAAGCCTACGACTCACTGAGCATGACTAGCTCTGCTCTGACGACTCTGTGATTCGCTCCGGGTCGTCTTTTATGGGGATGTTTTGGTTTCGACAGGTTGCAAATAAGCAAGAACACGCACGAATGATCCGCGTTAAGGATCAAAGACAGAGAATAAATCTCAACTTTTTCCGTACTCCGGTCTTCGCTCTCGCGTAAGCGAGACTGACCTCCAAAATGATGCACCTGATATTCGGTAAGCATATGAGGATCAAAGATAGAATATCGACACCCGTTTTCTCAGTTTGCGGGCAAATTAAACTGCGTGGTGGATGGCACTTCAGTGCACCCTTAAATGGATATGACCTGTCATTGGGTTTGGCTTCCATGATTGCTTTTTGTCAGTTAGCAATCGAACACTCGAAACAATGACTATTGCGTAAGTACGTTTTTGAAGGTTTGTAATTTGGACACGGGTTCGATTCCCGTCATCTCCACCAATTTTATAAGGAGGACCATTATGACATTAGCTGACATTGTATGCAATGAGTGTGGAGTTCAAATGGAACCAGTTTGGTTTAAAGATCGAAGAAATGACGGCAGGGTTCGCTTAGCTGTCGATTATCTGATCTGTCCATGTTGTCTTGCTACGCAGTGTGTAGATGATTCTTTTGATGGACCTTGGTATAGACCTAATTATTGATGAAAGGAGCTCAATTATGAGCAAGATGTCTAAAGCAGTTGCTGAGATGCATCAGCAGAATTCTCTTAGGCTTGATGAAACCGTTACCAATTTTATGGGCGGCGATTCATACAAGATTAACCCCATTGATACGCTCAAGATGATCACGGCTTCGTCTATCTTCGGTGAGCCGTCTTATTATCGCGACGGCAAGCGCAGCGGCAAATATTGTGAGCACAAGCTTGTAAAGGGCTTTACCATCATGCCGAGCAAATACGATGGCATGAATACCGAGCAGATCATGGAAGCTGCCATTGATAAGGCGCTGGATTATGACTTTGAAGGTACACTCGCTTGGGCGATCGCGCTTCGCAAGGACTTCAATATGCGTCTGAATCCGCAGGTCATCATGGTCAGAGCTGCCATGCATCCCAAGCGTCAGTATTTTACGCAGACGCATCCGGGTGTATTTGACGAAATCAACCAGACTGTGATGTCTCGTGCAGATGAACCGATGAGCCAGATGGCATATTTCATGTATAAGAACAGCGGCAAAAAGAATCGTATGCCGTCTATTCTCAAGCGTTCTTGGGCAAAGAAGATTTCTTCTTCAAAGCGCTATCATCTGGCAAAGTATAAGAATCATGAAATTGGCTTGATTAACGCGGTGCGTCTGTGTCATGCCAATTCTCCTGTAATTGACGAGCTGATGAAGACCGGTACGATTGCTGTTGATACCGATCAGAAGACTTGGGAGAATCTTCGCTCTCAAGGTAAGTCCTGGAAGGAAATCTTCGACACCATTGACATGGGACACATGGCGCTGCTGCGCAATATTCGCGGTGTCTTCACTGAAGTGAACGATTCTGCATTCTGCATGAAGTACATGAATAAAGTGAAGGACGGAGTTCTGACTGGTAAGCAGTTTCCGTTCCGCTATTATTCTGCGCTCAAGGCGGTTGAAAGCAGCTCATGTAATCACAAGCCTATTATTATCAATGCGCTTGAAGAGTGCATGGATATTGCAATGGACAATTATCCGAAGCTGAAGGGCAAAACCATGTGTTTGTCCGATAACTCTGGTTCAGCTTGGGGTACGGTTAACAGTGAATATGGCTCTGTTCGCGTCGCTGAAATCGACAATCTTTCCTCTGTTATTACTGCCGCATGCTCTGATGAAGGTTATGTTGGCAAGTTTGGCGACAGACTGAAGGTTGCACCAATCTCCAAGCGTCGCGGCGTATTGTCTCAGGCAAAGGAAATCTCCAAGCGCGGCGACAATGATGTTGGTGGCTCTACTGAAGGTGGCATTTGGGAATTCTTTAAGAATGCCATTAACAATAAGGAGCATTGGGATAATATCTTTATTTATTCCGATCAGCAGGCTGGACACGGCGGTCTATATGGCACTAGTACGCAGTGCAGAGAATATGGCAAGACATATGCGGTTGACAACAGCAGATTTGCATATACTGGCTATATCAACGTCTTTAAGCTCATTCAGGATTATCGTCGCTTGGTCAATCCAAAGGTGAACGTGTTCTCTATCCAGACTGCTGGATATGACAATGTTCTCATTCCGGAGATGGCTGAGCGCTGCGCGATTCTCTATGGCTGGACTGGTAATGAAGCTTCGTTTGCCAAGGCGTATACTGAAATCTGGGATGGAATCCAGAATAGGCAAAAGCAGTGAACAAGTATTGTGATGCAGCATAGAGAGATACTTCATTTATGATGAGATTTATTTGAATTTGCAAAGAATTTCAACAAAAATACCTTTGTTGGCTACAACAAGGGAGAAAAAAATTCTCTCTATGACATTCTCACAATTTTAAGAAACCACGTTATACGGAATCTGTATTCAGATTGGTCGAGTTCGGTACCGTTGGGCCGCGGCCCGTGGTTTCTTTTTATGTTTTCATTCGCGATGCAGAGAGAAGAGATACTTCAAAAGACTTAAAATCTTCTTTTATACAAGAATTCTTTTCTCGTTGTTCTCGCAAAAAAAGGGAGACGCAGACACGAAATTGAGCGTGCGTTAGAGTCGGTGGGAAGTGGGTAGTCCGACATTAACTCTTGTTAGTTCAACTGGACAGAACATGCGGCTACGGACCGCAGAATACGGGTTCAAATCCTGTGCAGGAGACCAAAGGAGCCATCCGTCCCGAACCCTTGAATAGCAGGCTGAAAAGTGCGGGACCTGTAACGGATACACCAATAGGCTTGAAATAATAGCTATGCTTAATAAAATGCACGCCAGCTGGCCCGGCATAAGGACAGAAATGTCGATTGGGTAATCGTGATAGGTGCAGATAGTTTAAAAGATACAAAGTAGTTACATCAATATTATTAGGCCCGTGAATTGGATATAATGAAAATAATAGTAACTAACTGTATGAATGAAAAACGGCGGAGTCATTAACCGCAAATAGGGTGAAAATCCTAAGCGACTGTTTTCGGTGAAACGGAGTTACTCAACGTTAATTACTTTCATTGGAAAGTAGAGTACAGATATGCGGTTCTGTTGTTTCCCAAGTGACGTTGGGCTTAGCCCGCAGTAAGAGTACCTGAACGTGAGGTAAAAGCAGACGGTAAGCCGGCAAATCTCTTACATTTTTACTGAGGTTGAGTGTTAAAGAAAACTTTGATCGGTTTTCTCCTACCCCGGATACGTCCAAAACACTATTAATGATTGGGGTCATAGCTCAGTTAGATTTAGAGTTCCGGATAAGGCGGAGTCCGATATTTATCCACCCACCCAGACGACAAGATAATGCTTTCTAACGGCAAAAAGGCTTAGGTCGTCATTTTTATATGTGTCTATTGCCGAGTGGCTAGGCGGCGGACTGCAACTCCGTATACACTGGTTCGAATCCAGTTAGACACTCCATTTAGGGGTTTGATGTAATGGTAGCATATCGGTCTCCAAAACCGCTCGTATGAGTTCGAATCTTATAACCCCTGCCATTTTATGAAAGAAGTGATGATATGAATGATAACAAATCAGTATTGGCGGGCTTTCTAATAGGTTTCGCCGCACTTTTATCTTGTAGTATCACAAATAATTATTTGGCCGCACTATTCTTTTCAATTGGTTTGTTATATATACGAATATGTAAATTATCTCTATATACAGGACAAATTCAAAATATTAAGAATGGTTCGTGTAGTTTGGTAAAACTATTATCAATATTGGTAGGAAATATTCAAGGTGTTTCTCTTGCAATGTTTTTACTTTTAATATTCCAACGATATGATATCTTAGAAACATATGATATAATTCAATCAAATAAATGGATTTATCCGTGGTATCATTACATTGGTTCCGGTATTGGTTGTGGAATTTTAATGACAATTGCTACAAAAAAAGAAACTCCATTATGGGTTAGTAGTCTTTGTGTGGTTGCCTTTATTCTCGCAGGATTTAATCATTCTATTGCAGATTGGTTTTATGTTGATCTAAAACAAATTCACCTTTGGTTATGTGTTGTTTTGGGTAACCTTATAGGCGGCTATATTGTTGCAATTAGAAAGGAAGATGAAGTATGAGAAAAATTATTTTTCTCGATGTTGATGGTGTATTAAATTCTGAGGAATTTAGTCGCTGGCTTTGGGATAATCACGAAAAGAAGTATCGCGGCTATGAAATGCTGGATCAGCGTGCTATTTTGTGCCTACAAGATATTGTTTTTATTACTGGTGCAGAAATTGTTCTATCTTCCTCTTGGCGTATTTCTTCTTTAAGAACTAAGCAACTTAAAGAACAACTACTTCCTTATGGTCTTGAAATTGTTGATCGTACCATTTCTGATGCTCGTGGCGAACGTGGCGATGAAATTAAAGAGTGGCTTAGCCGCAATCCTGATGTAAGTCATTATGTCATTCTTGATGATGACAATGATATGTCTGATATTAAAGATCATTTAATTCAGACAACTTTTCGCAAAGGTTTGCTGCCAGAGCACGCGGCTAAAGCAATTGAAATGCTAACTACAAAAAATTGACTTTTTCTAAAAAAACTGTTATAATATTTATATAAGATGAAGGAAGGACAATTCTCCTTGCGATGCTGCTGTTCTCCTCCTGTTCATATATGTACATTTCCTAACCTTCCTTTCATCTTTTTATATCGCGGAGTAGAGAAGCCTGGTCATCTCGCCATCCTCATAAGTTGGAAATCGTGGGTTCGAATCCCACCTCCGTCCCCACTTCTAATATTATAATAGAAAAGGAAGTAGCTTAAATGTCAACATTCAATAACAAGAAAACTGCCCAGCAAGCTTTTAATACTTTCAATACTCGACTTGATAGTGATATTACCAAGCTTACTGCTCAGAAGAATGCCTCTCTTAATGTTTTTAGAAATACTATTACCAAGATTGATGCTTCTAATGCAGAACTTTCCGCAGTAATCGAGAATCTTATTATATATAAGAATTATATTGAAGGTCAGATTACTAATGCTCAGACTCTAATGAATGAGAATAATACTGTTCGTGCAAAGATCGTTGAAATCGTTGGAGAGTAATTAACCTCTCCTATTATGGGCCCATGGTGCTAGCGGTAACACTCCTGCCTTGCAAGCAGGGATTGAGGGTTCGACTCCCTCTGGGTCCACCATTTAGACACTTACAGCAATTCTTCTTCAAGAAGAGTGTGGGTTCAAATCCCACAGACTGCATACGTTGTAGTTTTGGCGGAATGGTTTACGCGATTGACTGAAAATCAATTTTCTTATTTCAGTGTCTAGTATTTTTTAAAAAAAAGAAAGGAAATAATATTTATGACTAATTCTGATCGTGTGCTAATGCTGGAGGCTCGTAAAGCCCTACTACTTGAACGTAACCCTGTAGAAAATGCCAATATTGTACGAAAGCTTGATCGTCTAATTCGTAAGTATTCTAAGTAATAAAATAGACTCACACAGCAATCAAACGTAATGTTTATGTTATCGGTTCGAGTCCGATTTTGCCAGCCAAAAAATTTGGCAGATCGTCCAATTGGTAGGACAAAACACTTGGAGTCTAGGCTATGATAATGTAAGAACCATCCCTTAGTTGAGAGTAGATATACCGGGCGAAAGGGAGCTTCTTACTTTTATTGGGGATTCGCCAAGCGGTAAGGCACGGGACTTTGACTCCCGTATTCGCTGGTTCAAATCCAGCATCCCCAGCCATTTAGGAGTAGAGTAGCCGTGCCCTAAGAATAAGTGCGGCCACATTTATTTGAAGCGTACTAGTCGCACACGGTGAATCTTTATGAAAAGAAAAATAGCCAAAAATCCAAAAAGTTTTAAGCATTTATTAACAATACCATATTGGAAGAATCATGAGTTCGGTATAGAACTTTTACGTTCAGATAAACCAAAATTTCGTTTTATGTTTTATCTTTCTCGATATGATGTTAAATATGCTGAAAACATTTTAACTTGGTGGACTTTTATTGATATACTATGACAGTAAAAGAGCTTATCAATTATTTAAAAGATTTTCCACAAGATATGGAAGTTGTTGATGGATGTTTTGATGAAATTATATCTGTTAAACAAGTCACTTGGGAAGATACAAATTATCCATATACAAAACCGGATAAACAAGTTTGTATGATTTTTTAATGCGGGATGGAGGAGCGGTTCCTCAGCACCCTCATAAGGTGAAGATCGCGGGTTCGAATCCCGCTCCCGCAACCATAAAGACGGTTTCAGCAATTTTATAAACCAGCATTTTTATCTGTGGTAAGATACAGCCGTCTAGTATTGCACGATTAGTGTAGCGGTAACATCTCTGCCTTCCAAGCAGATGTCGTCGGTTCGATCCCGATATCGTGCTCCAACTAATGGAAACCGTTCCTTTGAATTATAGTGGAGAATAAGGAACACATCTTCCTAGGATGAAGTATTGGTTTTGAAGGAAGATATTAATGCAGGTATAGTATAGTGGTAGTACATGTGCTTGCCAAGCATATAGCACGGGTTCGAATCCCGTTACTTGCTCCAGCCTTAGACACGTCAGCAATCCTTGAATAGAAGAAATAATAGCAATTTATTACAAACAACTCCGAGGTAGGCTCTCGGCAGTATCCGTGTCTAGTTAATCTCCCTTTTAAGGTTGGGCTTCAAAACCCGTAATTGTGTCGCGCCAACACACCGCAAGTTCGCAATAGTGTGTTATTTTTATATAGCGGTGAAATCCTATCCATACTTTTGAAAGGAATTAGTATATGGAAAATACTGAAAAGAAAGAAACTCCACATTATTTTGAATACAATCCAGTCGATTATGGTGAAATGTCAAAAGAGGATTATGAAAACTGGAGAGTAAGTCACGGAGAATAACCTTATATTAATTGAATAAAGGAGTGATTTTATGTACGAAAACGGACGCAAAGTTTCTCGCTATCATGGTAAGTGCCGTCATAAGGACGAAGTAAAAAATCGTTTCGCTAAACGTTGGCATTATGGAGCTTACTCTGGAATGAATTATCCAGAATATTGTGCTTCACTTACTGAAGATGAACTTAATTACTCCTATGGACCTGTGAGACATATTCCCAGTGCTCTTCAGTATTGGCGAACTTTCTATCTCACCGGGCCGCGTCAATATGCTAAGAATGAAACCAATTCTGTTATCCGTCGTCATTGGCGTGAGAAAATAAACAGCTTCTATCGTTTAGATGAAGAAGACTGGGATGATTTTGATCCTGAGATGGAGCAACATAATGGTTATCAAAAGCATTTTGATTATGCTTGGACAATTTGGTGAGTAGAGAAATCTACTCACTTATTTTTTTAGGTGATTTTATGGCAAAGAAAAAGAAAGGTCCTCCTCAAGTTAGTAGCGGAAATTATTTCCCTTCTTTGGGAATAGGTTTAAAAAATAATTATATTTACTATACAAGCTTACTTTCTGGTGATGATGAACAGTTTGCAATGAATCGTGTTATAGGTGAAGAAGTATAGAAATATTTAAATAATATTGGCTTTACTAAATTAAATCCTAATTTTTAGGATTCTGCGGTAGATAAAGCAATTAATTTTTTAATGGTCGCCGCCAACAACGAAAGAAAGAAAGAATTAGAATGGCTGCGAAAAACTTGTGAAGTATTAGAAATAGAATTTCCTTCTAACCCAGAAAATGCGAATTTTATTGAAATTATTAAAATTCTTAATGAAGCCTAGAAAGGAACTGAATAGGCTTATTTACAAATAAGACATGAAGCAGAACGTTGGAGTGCTATTGATATTGAACGAGTACTAAGTAGTAAAGAACTTTAGTAGAAATATGTAAACGCTGCCAAACGTTTTGAACGAAGGGCGGCCCGAGAAGGTGTAAACTACGATGATAAAATTTAGTACTATAATAAATTAGCTGAAGATTTATATTGGGGTACAAAAGGACGTGCTGGTCGTCCAACTGACCAAAAACAAATGATGACCATTGCTCGTTCTTTAGGAGAAATAAGTAAACGAGCTAATAAATTATTTACTGGTTCTGGCCGCAGTTTCGCTGAAAAAGCTGAAAAGAAATTATTACCTTATGTTACTAAAGCTTTAAAAATAAATCTTTCTACTAATAAAGTTGACTTTAATGTAGCTATTATTCAAACTGTTTTACGAGAACTGTTAATGTGGATTATTGAACAAATTGTTACTGAAGATTTAAAAGAACGTTATATTACTGAAAATGGCACAGCCAAAAATTTCTTAAATAGTAATAGCAAAGAAAGAATGAAACGTTTTGAAACAGCATTGGATACATTAGATGAAAAATCAATTGAAGACAAGGTAGAAGCTCTACTACGAACCAATAGTTACATGGATTCTTTAAATGTCCCCGCAGAGGATGAAGAGCAAAAAGCTTTAAGAGAGTCTATAAAACAATCTGATAAAGACGCGGAACGAATAATGACAAAAATATTAGACCAACTCGCTAAAGATGAACGTGAAAAATAGGCTTATAGAGAGAGTAGAGGTTGGAAAAGTAAAGCTATAAGTTCCACCAATAAAGAATTTAGGCAATGGTTGACAGAGAGATATTAGTTAAATAATGCCCTATCTAAAACTGCGATTAATGAGGCAATTACTTCTTCTATTCGACAAACTTATTATTATTCTGAAGAAAGAACCATACAAGAAGCTATCGAACAAATGATTGGAAAAGAAGGAAATACCGTTCTTGGTAAAGGATATCGTCCTAAAGGTAATCCAAAAGTTGATAGTATTCTAGGATATTTTAATTACGAATTAGAGTATGATGATGCTCCAATACAAGAAAAACAGAAAGTATTAAAAGGACTTTAGAAAGAACTTATTGAGGCACAAGAAGAAATGGATTCTATTTTACAAAAAGCTTATGATCATTCTAAAGACTCTTAGAAAAGTCTATGGATAAGACGTGAAGCTTCTGTAAAGGATTATACGCATAATGCGGAAGCTTTTGAAGAAATTCGTCGACAACAGCTAGCTAAACTAGAAGCTTTAGCTAATTCCATTGCTAAAAAAGAATAGGGAGCTAAAGCAATTTTAACTCAATATAACGTTCTTACAACAGTAAAAGATCAGTCTGGTTTATTAGATACTTTTGTTCCAGGAACTAAAATGAGGGAACGCGGAATTGGTTTTTCTGGCGGCGCAATGGGTAAAGATAATAATGGTTTTAGTGTAATAGATAATATTTTAGCTATGGGTAAAAAGGCTCATGTACTAGATGTTCAAGATGATGCTGAGTGGTTAAAATTTGCTTTAATTAACAGTGGTCTTGGTCTATTAGGTTTTAAAAACCGTTCTTCACTAGAAAATTATTTTTCTCTTTTTGCTTCTTATTTAATGTTTGATGATGCTCAATTAATGGTATCTCAAGCTTTTGCAGAAAGTGCTCAAGAAATAGGAAAGACAAACTCTGTCTAGGAAATACATCTATATGTTATTAATGGTGTTTATATTCCTCAATCTTATATCCTTGAAGAATTGTATAAACACATGCAAGAAATAAAAACAAATGGAAATTTTTATAAACGCAATCTTTCTGAAAGTACAGTCCGCACTTAGATTTATGGTTACAATGTTGGTAGTAAATATCCAGGAAATACCGAAGCAGATTGGAGACGTGAAAGTGATAATGCAGTAAAACAAACAAAAATCAAAATGTATTATATGATGAATTTCGCTGATTTAGTAAATTAGTTATCAGAACTTATGTCCCAAAATTTTTGACTTTTTTCTCTTTTTGTTATATAATAAAGAAAAAGAAAGGAGTAAAATGAATATGAATATTTATCTAGCAGGTAGTATTTTCTATTATGGTGATGTCCTACGCAATACTGAATGGGCAGCTAAGCTTCGCGCGGCAATTCCTAATGTAGATGTCTACAATCCACTTGAAGCAGATTTCAATGGACCCGAAGGAAAGAAGCGTTTTGCCGGTTCTCAGATTATTGCTATTGGTGATAATGAACGTCTTGATAAGACCGACATTCTAATAGCTTGTATTGATGGTGATGTTCTTCCTTCCGGCACTTGTGCTGAAATTGGTAAGTTCCATGAAAAGATTGCTCGTGGCGATCACAAATATATTGTCGGTATTTGCACAGATAATCGTCAATGTTATTTAACTCATAGTGAGGCTAAAGATAAGGGCGGTTGTGCAGAACTCGGTGAACAGCAGTATAGCTATCAAAATCTGTACGTAACTGGACTTATTAAGCAGGCCGGTGTTCTAGTTACAAATATTGATGATGCAATTAATTTTATTCTTGAAAAGCATGAGGAGTTCTAATGATTTATAATATTAAAGACAAACTACCATTTAAAGAATGGTTTTTATTCTCAACACAGCTAATGCTTTCTGTAATTGTAGCAACCATTCTTATTGCTAACATTTGCGGAACAAGTGTTAGTGCTGCATTAGTCGGTGCTGGTATTAGTACAATTGCTTACTTATGTACCACTGGTTTTTCTAGTCCAATGTTTATTTCATCCTCTGGTGCTTTCGTTGCTCCAGTTATGACAGCATTGGCGACCGCGGGATATACTGGAGCCGCGTTTGGTGGTTTGGTTTCCTGTGTTATCTATTGTATTTTTAGTTACATTTTTGCTAAAGTTCCAGTAGAAAGTATTTATAAAGTTTTTCCAAAAGCTCTTATTGGTGCAATAACTTGTGTAATTGGTATTAACCTAATGCCGTTCTGTCTAACTTATGTACAGATTAATGGGGCAACTAATATGTGGGGTATGGCAGTTGCAATGATTACAATGCTGGCGATTGCAATTATCTCTCATTATGCTAAAGGTATTAGTAAAATTCTTCCTTTTTTACTTGGTACATTAATTGGTTATGCCGCGGCGATTCTAATCACAATTACGGGTTTGTATCCAATTGTTGATTTCTCTGTTTTCAATAATCTTACTTGGTTCCATGTTCCAGATTTTGGTTTTACATATTGGGGCAGCATTGATGTAATCAGCATGTTCTCCATTGCTGTTATCTACGCAGCATATACTATATCTGCATTAATGGAGTGTCTAAGTGATCACGCGGCTCTGGGTGGTATCATCGGTACCGATCTTTACAAAACTCCTGGTTTAAGCCGCATTTTCCTTGGTACTGGTATAGCAAATCTCCTAAATGGATGTATTGGTGGACTTGGTTCTTGCTCTTATGGTGAGGGCGTGGCTACTGTTGGATTCTCTAAAGTGGCATCTACTCGTGTAACTTTTGGTGCTGCGTTAATGCTTATCCTACTTGGATTTTTCGCTCCAGTTCAAGCTTTCATTTCTTCCATTCCAAGTTGCGTATTCTGTGGCTCTGCTTTAATTCTATATGGCTACATTGCTTGTAGTGGTATCAAAATGTTACAGCAGGTTGATTTAAATGTTCAAAAGAATCTTGTTATCACTTCTGCGGTTCTTTCTTTGGGTATTAGCGGTCTAGTTATTGGCAATTCCATCATTAGTTTTACTGCTACTGCTCTTGCATTAATCGTTGGTGTAATTTTAAACTTTATTTTAAAAGAGGCTTAATAAGCCTCTTTACTTTTTTTAAATTTTATGGTAAAATAAATTATAGAAAAGTATGAGGTGTGTATATGCCTAAACGATATGAACCTACTCCAGAATTACGTCAAAATATAATTAATTGGTACAAAGAAACTAATAACTATGCTGAAGTTGCTCGACGAAGCAATTTAAGTAGTGTTCTTGTTAAACGCATTATTAGTGAAACTGAAACCGATGAAAGTAATAAAGTAATTCCAGAGCAAATAGAAGTTATTTGCAACAATCAAACAGTCCCCGAAGAAAAAGAAATTCTTTGGTTAAAGGATTGCGATGAAGAACAAGTATATCGTCGTTATTATGAATTACTTAAAGATTTAAGTGAGGAACTAAGAAGAAATGATGGGATCCTTTAAAATAGAAGAGCGTGAGAATAGATATTATATTATTCCTACTGCGTCATATCTTTCTACGATAAAAGAAATTTATACTCCATACGATACTAACTTTTTAATCTACAAATTGTTTGACTACGAGCCGAAAGAATTTATACATTATTTGTGTAGTTCTTTTGAAGCTAAGGTGATTGTTTCCAAAAGCTTTCCTTATGTAAACTTTAGTTTTTCTAAATACTCAAATGCTAGTGATTTTTTAAAAATAATCAACGAACGAGTTGGTACAGTGTAGGAAAAAAGTTTTCAAATATAACCTTCTCAGATACTTAATTTTGAGGAGGTGAGTTCCTTTGGAAAAAGTACGTGAAATCTTTCATAAAATCGCTCAATTCTTTACCTCTCTCTTCGAAATTACTGCCTATGCTGATAATCAAAAAGCCACTAATGATGCTTTAGAGCGTATTGATGCTCATTTAAAGGCACTTCAAAATGGTCAAAATATTCAAATGGGTAAGATGGACGCAGTTACTAAGGAAATTGGCGTTATGAAAGAGGGATTACAAGTCGAGCTCTTTGAAAGTTTACAACAATTGCATAATCGCTTACACGTTAAGCATTGGGCTTCCTTAGAAGAAAAGCAAGATGCAAAGCGTTATTACGACCAAATTCATAATCTCGGTAAAGACGGATGGAGTGAAAGATATTACAAAGAAATTCTTGAATTACCAGAAAGCCGAGAGGAACTATACTCAAGACAATAATTATAAGAGCCGATTTTACGGCTCTTATTTTTTTTACTTTTTTAAAAATCTGTGTTATAATTAAAGAAAGAGAAAGGAGTTAAGTATGAATAAAAGTATTTTAACATATGAAATTTATACAGATGGTAGTGCCAAGGGAACTGATCCCGCTCATAAAAGTGGCGGCTGGGCATATTGTATTCTTTTTGATGGCGATTTAATTCGTAAAGATAATGGCCATGTAAATGATACCACCAATCAACGAATGGAACTCCAAGCCGCGATTGAAGCTTTAAAAGCAATTGAAGAGCATTTTTGGGATCCCAAATATGAATATCATATTTACTCTGATAGTGCTTATTTTATTAATTGTTATTTACAAGAATGGTGGATCGCTTGGCTTAAAAATGGATGGAGAAATAGTGCCAAAAAACCTGTTGCTAATGTAGATCTTTGGGAACAAATTATTCCCTATTTTCAGCGTAAATCTTTTTTCTTCCATAAAGTAAAAGGACATGCTGATAATCATTATAATAATCTAGTTGACCAACTTGCTCAAAGCGCGGCCAACCCACGGTGAGGATTATGGAACAAATTAATATAGATAAAATTGATATTTATGAAGTTGATAAAAAAGATTATGAAGCTTATTTTTATCGACTTCCAAAAAATGAAATTATTAAAACTACCCCACGAGAAAAGCTGACTATTTGGAAAGATATAAAAACTGGTTTTGAAATCTGTGGTTATGAAACTACTCAAATAATGGGAACTGATTGTAATAGATTTTTTATTTTTAATTTTCTGGAAGAGGAACGTCTAGGTGATTATAAAACTACTCAATATGTTTATCTTTCAGAAAAAGAATATGAAAAATTTTTAAATTTACTTCCATTATCAAAAAAGGAGAATAATTAATGGAGAAAGTCTATTTAATCCATGCTCGTGCCCAAAGTGGTAAAGATACCGCCGCGACCTGTATGAAGCAATATTATGAGCAGCGTGGAAAACGAGTTATTGTTATTGCTTTTGCTGATTATGTAAAGTATGTTCTTGAGAAATATTATAATACTCCTCATGAACGAACCATAGAATATCGTACTCGTATTCAAGAATTTGCTACAGATCAGGTTCGTTCTTATAACCCCAACTTCTGGGTTTATACTGTTGCGGAATTGCTCTATTGCATTAGAGACGATTTTGATATTGCTATCATTCCTGATTGGCGATTTATGAATGAGTATACTACTTTAAATCTTTATATGGAAGAAATCGGAGCTTCAATCACTACTGTTCTTATTATTCGTGAAAAAAATAATGATACAGATAATATGACTGAAGCTCAGCGTAATCATCAATCCGAATGCGAACTTGACAATTATAAAAATTTCGATTATACTATAATTAATAAGACTGATTTTATTAATGATTTCTTTACTCATATTAAAACAATGATTGAGGAGATTGAAAATGATTCCAGAGAATAAAGATCTTTTTGAACTCAAACCTATGAAATATTACTCCTTTTCTTCTGCTTATACTCCGCAGAAGAAACAGGAGCGTTTAAAGTTTCTTCTTGATACTAATCAATATATTTATAGTTTGAAGACTGATGGCAACTGGAGTCGCATGATTTGGATGGATGGAGAAATGATTCTCCAGAGCCGAACAGTAAGTAAGAAAACTGGAACTTATGGTGAGTTTCAAGATAAGGTTCTTTTTTCTGATTCCCTTCGCGAAGCTTTTCATGATACTACCATGTTGATTGGTGAAATTTATTTGGATGATGGTCGAGATAAGGACGTAGGAACTATTCTTCGTTGTCTTCCTGATAAAGCTCTGTCTCGTCAAAAGGGAGATAAGATTCTAAAATATCGAATCTTTGATTGCTGGTATTACAATGGTGTAAGTTTACTTAATGCTCCAATTTTGGAAAGAATCAAGTATCTTCCTATGGCCGCGAAAGCAATTAATAGTCCTCTTGTAGATTATGTAAAATATTATGAAGCAAAACCAGAAACATTTTTTGATAAGATTGATGCCATTTTCAATGCCGGAGGAGAAGGTGTGGTTCTTTATCATAAAGATATGCGGCCCTGTGAAGGCGATACTCCTGCATGGCAGACTTTAAAGGTAAAGCAGGAAATTGAAATTGACGTAGATTGTTTTATCTATGGAACAGAGCCTGCTACTCAGGAATATACTGGTAAAGAAGTTGAGACTTGGTCTTATTGGATGAATCATCGCTCTGGTGAAAAGATGCTCGGTAATTATTATCCTGATTATGTAAACGGTGCAACAATTATTCCAATCACGAAAAGTTGCTATCATGATTGGCCTGGTGCTATTAAATGTGCGGTTTATGACGAAAATCATAATCCAATTGTTCTTTGTAAGTGTTCTGGTTTAACCGAAGAGTTCCGCGAACAGTTAAAGAATGATTATGATAATTGGCATATGTGTCCCGTAAAAATTACTGGTATGATGCTTTCTCAGGATAAGGATGGTAATTATTCTATTCGTCATCCAAAACTGGTTACTATTCGAGATACCGATATGGATATTGAAGATTGCACTTTAAAGAAAATTATCGGTTGAGGTAATTATGTATTATATAAAGAAGCCTATTCCTATTGAAGCTTTTTGCTTTAACGAGAGTATAAAAAATAATACCATTCCAAAATGGTTTGAAGATTGTAATGAAAAAGAAATTAGAATTGAAGGCGATAAAGTTCGAATTTGTATTTTAACTTTGGAAGGGCCAATGTGGTGTTCTGGAGATGATTATATTATTCGAGGAGTTCATGGAGAACTTTATCCTTGTCGTCGTCGTGTTTTTCTTGATTCTTATGTACCACATATCCCTTATCGACATATGGAGGAAATCGATGGAGTTTACGATTAATTCAAAGTAGAAGAAAGTAGAGTTATTTTATGAATCTGAAAAAGAGCAAGCGGCTATAATGGAATTTATTTCCAAGTGGCTAACTTTTAAAGAAGAGAACATTAAATATCAACCGACATATCGCACTGATGAAATTACTTGGGCAAGTAACTCTACTTCTCGTGGTATATGCGAAAGTTTAAATGGACATACTTATACAGATGTTACTAGTGCTATTATAGATAAAAACGATATTTCAAATGCTATAACAATTAGTTGTGCTGATTTGACAGCTTCAGAAGATTTACCAACTGGTTGTATTCATGTAACAGCTAAATCCAAATAATAAGTCTTTGCGTAATTGACTTTATAAAAACGCCGCGTGCCGATGCGATAAGACAGGGAGAAGGTCCCGCCGCAAGAATCCTTCCGCTCAATGACGAATCGTCAGGGCGTCAATCCGTAGATCTCTACTACGGACATATGGATGAAAATCTAAGTTAAATGAGGGAGGAAGCGTAAGTTATCGTAGGGCCGCTGATAACGCTCCAATAATATGGAGCAAGATAAATTATTTTTTTATCTTTGCCGTAGGGATAAATATATGAATAAATATTGGCATTGAACTCATGCGGTTCAGCACTTCGTGCCGAACCTTATTCGTATCAATGCTTCGGTCAGAAGTAGCTTTCATCTCGCACTGCGTGCTCGATGAAGCAACTTTAACCGAAAGAGAGGAGTATGGAAGAAGAGTTTGTTACACTAGTCTTTGATTACGAAAATAAAATTGATTGGGATAAATATCCTGAACAAAAGATACAAATAAGTAATACTTATTATGTTTTTCCAAAAAAACGTTTTGCTGAAATGGCGTATATTGTGAATGATTTTAAGAAACTTAATAAAAAAGTTATTGTCTTTATATGAGGTTTAAGGATAACTTTGTCCAATTATATTTTTTGATTAGAAATAATTAATTGGCGGAGCATCTTTTAAACTTACTTATAATTAGAGAAAATTATTCTCAATAAACCCAGGAGGATTTTATATATGCCTGATGGATTTTTAACCTTAGTTGAACAAAATTCTAACTTAGATCCGGTAACATATCAATATTTTAATCATTATTTTAATCATAGAACAGTGGTTTTTAATACTGATGTAGATACCAATATTGTAGAAATGGTTATTTTACCGCTTAAAGAATTTGAAAATGATGATAATTTTGAGCCAGTAAAACTTATTCTTTCTACACCGGGCGGATCAGTTAGTGATGGTTTAATTCTTTGTAATATTATCGACAATTACAAAAAACCTCTTGAAATTTATGTAATGGGTTATGCCTGTTCAATGGGAACAATTATTCTTTCTTCTGGCAACAAAAACCCAAATGTCACCAAATATTGTTATCCATTTACCTTTGCTTTATTCCATAGTGGTTATACGGCTGTTGATGGTGAATCTTTATCAGTTGAAGATCGTATTGAATTTAATCGTAGGGTCGATCATTCAATTCGTGATTATGTTGTAGCAAATACAAATATTACTGCAGAAGAATATAAAGAACATGAACGTCATCAATGGTATTTGACCGCAAAAGAAATGAAAGAAAAAGGTCTAATTGATATTATTATTGGTGAGGATGATATATATGAAAATGGAAAAGAATAAGGAATTAATCTTTTTCTATGATACTAGTGCTCTCCTTGGTGGTGCTCCCATCTAGGAGAATACTTATATTAGTTCGATTGTTTTCGACGAACTCGAACATATTAAAACGAGTAGCGTTAAAGATGATAGTGTAAAGTATGCGGCCCGGTCATTAGTAAGAAAATTAATGCGGACAAATACTTTCAAACACGAAATTTTTTCGCAAGAAGATTTGGAACGTATAATGAAAAAGCATCGTTTTCTTGAACGTAAGAATGATAGTTTGTTAATATGTGAAGCTCTCTTACTTACAAAGAAATATAAAGTAGTATTTATTACTCAAGATGCTTGTCAATATTTAATAGTAAAAGATAGATTCCCAGAAATACAAGTAGAATATTTTGAAGAAGAAAAGTATAAAGAGAATCTTTGGTCAGGATACCGTGTAGTTCACGCTTGTGATACTACTCTTGATCATATTTACAGCAATCCTGAGGACAATAGTCTAAATGCTGAGATAAATGAGTATGTAGAATTGCATGATGCTGATGGAGAAGTTTGTGATTTAATTAAATGGGACGGAACAGAATATAGTTCTTTAAATTATAAAGACATTAATTCTGAATATTTTGGTAAGATTCAACCTCGTAATATTCAGCAAAAAATGTATTTTGATCTGCTTCAAAATCGTAAAATTCCTATTAAGCTTTGTCGTGGTAACTATGGTACCGGAAAGACTTATCTTGCTTTAGCTCATGCTATGCATTTAATTCAATTCCATAAATTTGATAAACTTGTTTATATTCGTAATAATATTGAGGTTGCTGGCTCCAAAGCACTTGGTGCCTTACCCGGTGACGAATATGATAAGCTACTTCCTTATATGATGCCACTTGCCGATCATCTTGGTGGTCTTGAAGCACTAGAAAATTATGTTGATCAAGGTATTATTGAACCAATACATGTTGGATTCTTACGCGGCCGCAGTTTTAATAATAGTATTATATTTGTAGATGAAGGTGAAAACCTTACAAGCAATATTATAAAACTTATTGTTGGTCGTGTTGGTGAAGGAAGTGAACTTTGGATTCTAGGTGATGAAGCACAAGCGGACCTAGATATCTTTAAGAAAAATAGTGGAATTGCTACTTTAGTCAATAGTTTAAAAGGTCATCCCAAATTTGGTACAATTGAATTAATCAAACCAGAACGTTCTGCTGTTGCTCAGATGTGCGATTTAATTAAGTGAGGTGGTTAATCCACTCACTTTTTGACTCTTTATAATTTTTGTAGTATAATATTATTATAAGGGGTGATATGATGACTACTATTTATATGTGCGATACTTGTGGAAAAACTTATTCAAATGCAACTGCCGCGGCAGTATGTGAGCTTTCTCACCAGCCCGATTCAAATCAGAAAAAGGCATATGTAATTAAACTTGGAAATCTTGATCCATGTAATTATTGTGCTCGTGCATATTATGTATATGGTTGTGAACGCAATTGTGATTGTGAAAAAAATTGCAAAAATTACAGCCTATTTGTATCAGAGGAATAATTATGAAATATATTGAAAAAGATAGTTTAAAAAATGCTATCAATCAATTACCAGTTACCGAATTTAATGGTGTACAACTTTATCCTGCGGAACGTGTAAAGAAAGTTATTGACTTCTTCCCTATTCATAAGGAAGAAGATATTTATAGCCGAACAACAGAATTTATTACTGATTATGAACGAGATCCAGATATGCACTATGCCCAATGTACAATATGTAAAGAATTTATTCCTACTTATGCTCGTATGATGGATTATATGGAATTCTGTCCTTACTGTGGAGCAAAAGTGATAAGTATTCATAATGGTATGTGGTTGATTTAATAATTTGACAATATAAAAATTTTATTGTATAATATAAGAAAGAAATAAGAAAAGGAGTCTAACATGGCTTACGATATTAATTCAATTGAAAGCCTTTCCTTCCGAGAAGGTGTGCGAAAGAGAATCCAGATGTATCTCGGTTCTGATGATATTGAAGGCACATATCAGGCTCTAAAGGAAATTATCAATAATAGTACAGACGAAGCTCTTGCTGGCTATGGTAAGAAGATTGAAATTGAAGTAGGTGAATCTTCTAATTCAATTATTGTTCGTGACTTTGGCCGCGGAGTTCCATTTGGTATTCGTGAAGATGGCGAGAATGTTCTCGTGTCTATTTATACAAAAAGCCACACTGGTGGTAAATTTAGCAATGATAGTTACAAGAACGCCTCTGGTCTTAATGGTATTGGTGGTTCTTGTGTTTGTCTTTCTTCTAAACAGTTTCAGGTAAAGTCTTATCGTAATGGTATTATGGCGTCTGCTTCTTTTGTAAAAGGTGAACTATCTTTTTACACGGAAGTACCAACCACTGAACCGAATGGTACCGAAGTTCTTTTTATTCCAGACCCAGAAGTATTCTGTAATGGTGAGATTGGTTTCTCTTATGAGAGAATTTGTGAAGATATTAAAGCCATTTCTTATCTTTATAGTGGAATTACCTTTGTGGTAACTGGTAAGCTAATGGATGGCACAGAAGATCGTGTTGAATTCTGTGCTAAGAATGGTATTACCGATTTTATTAAAGATAATGCTTATAAACCGCTTCATAAGCACATCATTACTGCTTCTGCTTCTAATGAAGAGGATAGCGTTGAAATTGCTTTTCAGTGGGGTGCCGGAAAGGAACGTTCTTATGTATTTGTAAATGGTTTGCTTTGCCCGGAAGGCGGCACACCTATTACTGGTGCGAGAACTTCTATTACCAAGGTTCTCAATGGTCTTGCTAATGCTAAATTTGATGGTGATAAGATTCGAGAAGGCTTGTTCTTTGTAATGAATTGCAAGGTAGCTAATCCTTCTTTCGCAAACCAGACTAAGAGTAAGATTAACAATGCTTCTCTTCGTACTCTGACTTCTAACGCTTTTACCGCTGCAATCAAGCAGATGTATAGTGATTATAATGATGAGTTCAATACTGTAGTTGCGCTTCTTCGTAAGATTGAGAAAGCAGACGAAGCGGCTGAGCGTGCAAGAAATGCAATTCTTGGTCAGGAACGTAAGGAAGCCGCGGCTAAGCGTCGTAAGGTTCAGATGCCTGATAAGTTCAAGGATTGTGAAAAGCATGGAGAAGATAGTCTTCTCATTATTTGTGAGGGTAATTCCGCTCTTGCTGGTCTAATGCCAGCTCGTGATGTTAATACTGAAGCACTTTATGCAGTTCGTGGTAAAGTGAAGAATCTGCTAAAGCACCCGCTTGAAGAATGTCTTGAAAATCAGGAAATCAGTGATATCATTTGTGCTCTTGGTTGTGGCATTCAGGAAAAGTATAATCCTAAGAAACTTAACTATGGTAAAGTTGCTATCGCAGTTGACGCAGACGTAGACGGTAAGAATATTATGTGTCTAATCGCAACAATGTTCTCTGTTCTTATGCCGCAGTTTATTGAAGAAGGTCGTCTCTGTTGGCTTCAGGCTCCACTTTATCGTCTTACCAAGGGTAATCAGCGAGTGTTTGCTTATAACGATAAGGAACTAGCTGAACTTCGTCAGAAATATCCTACTTGGGAACAAGG